ATATTCATCTTCAATACATTGTAAAACCCCATCAGAGAATATCGACAGGCAATCATCCTTAAATCCAAGCTTAACCAAGTCGCAAGCCTGCTCAAACGTTACAAACTGCTTAATTATTGAGTCCATAAATAAATATTTTAATAATTAATACCCAAATCCCAATCGCAACAGCTGTGATGCACAGCCAGGTCAGTCTAAATTCCCATTTTTTCATAAGCTTCTATCGTTTTAAATATTTGATAAACTACTTGCGGAACTATTGCGTTCCCTCCTGCTTTGATGGATTCGTTTCTGTGCCACGATTCAAATTTTGATATTGCGGCTTCAAATCTCCTTGCCGCCAATGCAACTTCATGTGGCAAGAATGACAAAGAGTCTCCAAATTGCTCAAATCGTTGTTTTTCCAATTCCTGTCCTTGTGGTGAACATCTAAATTCTTTGTACTTTGACAAATGTTGCAAGATTGGTTGACATAACTCCTCGCTAAAAGGTGATAATTCCCTTTGCTTTGCCCTTTCGGGCGAATATAATTGCATTGTTTGGAGCAATACATCCTTTGATTCCAACGAGTAAAGTCCTCTAACCTGTTCCCAAATCTCCTCCGATTGAACTCTTTGCCACACTTCTTGCAAATTTTGTATTCTGTTTTCTTCGCTTGTGTTGCTAATTTTATCATACAATTCATTTACCACAAATCTAAGTAATTTATTGGAAACCCCATCATCTCGCATACGAAGTGGTGAGACAGTTGGGAAGTTTTGCCAGTCATTTCTCTGGTCATTTTTACCAATGAATCTTGATTCTCCAGACCAGTCACCTTGTCCCCGCAATCCGATGCCATCGGTGTCGGCAGCATTTGATTGTTTATTAATTGAGGCAAATTCAGCTGAAGATTTATGCCCCTCTCTGCCCAAAGTTCTTTCCTTGCTTGATACTTCTCTGGAGTCTGTGCATCCTTGTAATCCCTTGATGATGGTGTCGGCAGCATCCCCATTGCTGCCATCCTGCCTATGTTCAGAGAATGGCTGTCCTTCCCGTTCGTTGTCATCCTGCGACCATTCTCGTTGATCTCGCATTCCGATGTCGGTTCTTGGGTGGTTGGCGTGGGAAGTAGGTAGTTCATTTTCCTGCCATGTATCACATCGTTCAGACACGCTCCGTATCCCTCCGATGTCTGACCTGGTTCTTGCGCTCTTGGAGTGGGCCACAAACCATATCCTGTCTCTTCGGTGGGGAGCGTTGACGGATACAGCTGGAAGTACATACGGTTGTACTTCGTACCCTTCAGCCTCCAAGTCAGCTTGCACCTCGTGGAAAACCAACCCTCCTGACCAATTAACAAGTCCGAGAACGTTTTCGCCCACGACCCAACGTGGTTGAATCTCTCGAATCGCTCTAAGCATCTCTGGCCAGAGGTGTCTCTCATCTTCTTTACCAAGTCGTTTTCCTGCTGAACTGTACGGTTGGCAAGGAAACCCGCCCGTGAGGATGTCGATTCTTCCTCTGTGAATAGTGAAGTCTGTTTTGGTGATGTCTTCATAACTAATTGCTTTAGGCCAATAATGTTTTAATACTTTTTGTCCGAATTCGTTCCACTCACAATGAAAGACATTCTCCCATCCCATCCATTCTGCTGCAAGGTCAAATCCACCAATTCCACTAAATAGTGATCCATGCCTCATCCCTCATAATTTACAGCGTACTTATTCTTCACCATCCACTCATTGAAGCTGCCTTCGTTCTTGTCGAAATGCTCAATGATGACTATTGGTCTGCCGTACTTATCGAGTCCGGTGGAGTGAATGGTCAGGTCTTGCTTCTTCGGCGTGACCATATCGAGCATCATTTTGGAGTGCTTACCCTCTTCTGTGCTTAGTTCTGGGGCATTGATCCCTGCGAGTCGGCAGTTCGCTGTCATGCTGAGACGGAAGCCAAGATCAATGGTCAAGTTAACTGTGTCACCGTCTACTACACGGTTGAGTTTTGCTTTGTATGTATACATATTATTGATTTATTTATTTTAATTACTGCACTCGCTAAACACCTCACAACTTTCTCCACCTAATAAATCTATCTGATAAATATAGTTTTGTGCATCATCTTTTATAATTCCGTTCCAATCTTTAGCCTCTTTCAAAATATCTTTGGCACTCTTATCACCTCTAAAGAATTTTATATTGTTAGGCACCTCTTTCCCGTCTTTTAAACACTTTTGTATTATACTATGGGGTACGTAATTCCCATAAGTTTCTTCCATCCTATTCATAAAATCGAATAACTCAGGAGTTTCTTTAGCTATTTGGTATAACTTTTTATTTGACTTTTTCCAACAAGTTGCACAATTACCTTGATACCCTTTTAAATCCAATCTAAATGGCATTGAACGCCAATATAAATTTATCACTGGTTTTGTAGATGGTATCATTTTGCTATTTATCAAAGGGTATATATAGCCATTTTCTTTAGAGTTTGGATTTATTCTGTCTATCTCATCCATTCTTATACCTATTGCAGTATGGTATTTCTGCCCATTAAAATACTTCTTGCCAAAAGCCTTTATAGGATTAGCTTTTAATTCTCTTGTACAAAATGGAGCATTTGTATTAGGTATGCCATATTTCTTGATCATATCTTCAAATGGTTCTCCTTTTCTACTTGCATTATTAAAATCGGTGCTATAATATTTAGTACCTTTTTTATGCATATGTATAATTTCAGCCTCTATCCATTGAACATTTAATGCAAAATGTTTATCGCATTTTTCTACAAATTCCAATGTTTCTTCATTTTCTAATCCTGTATTAGCAAAAACAAAAACTATATTCTTGTAACCTAATTCTAAATAATGATTATTTAACCATTGACCCATAAAAGCAGATGTTTCACCACCAGAAAAAGAAACCAAAAGGTTCTCTGATTCAATTATTTTTTTCATTCTTTAATTTTTCAAGGTAAATAATCGAATCCATAAGTTCCTCCTGCAAATGCGTAATCCAATCCGTAAATGACAAATCATCTCGCTCCATTGTAGTGCCGTACTTCTTTATCCCAACTTGGCTGCGTTGGTACATTTTGCGGATGACTGCCGACACTATCGGGTCATCGGTGGGGATGGTTTCAAAGTCTTTCATTTAATAAGGTTTAGCGTGTCCTTGCTCTATCATTATTTTATTGACTGTTGTATCCTTTCGCAGTATTTCAACTACTGGCCTTCCATATTTGTCTAAACCTGTGGAATTGATGGTTACCTTATCACCAGTGCTAAGCATAATAGTTAGGGCGATTTTAGAGGTCTTTCCTTCCTCTGTGTCCATCTCTGGAGCGTTGATCCCTGCCAGTCGGCAGTTCGCTGTCATGTTGAGCCTAAATCCAAGGTCAATTGTCAGGTTAACGGTGTCCCCATCAACCACTCTGTTAAGTCGTGCTTTGTAAGTGTACATAATTTTAAATTGATTTGCTTGCGTTGATTTCTATTGTATAATCCTCAAATTGTTTATTTTGTAACAACTCCGATATAATTGCATTTGGTGTAATTCCATTGCTGCCATTTAGATTTACTATAATTTTTTTTATATCATCATAAACCTCAATAGTTACCGAACCAGTTGATTTAAATTCATACTCACCTTCACTTTTGCCTAATATGACTAAATCTTCATTCATTTTAATCTAAATTTATTGGGTAATAAAATTCTGCATAATTAATCTCCTTTGGCTTCTCGGCTTTCTTCGTGCAAAACTTACAATAATAATGATAGCCGTCTGACTTTGCCTTATTGACGCTGAAATAGCTATATGGACGCATTTGCTTGCACTTATAGCACTCCTTCTCTCCATCAGGATGTATGACTGGCTTTTTCTTCCGTCTGCGCTCATTACAGCAGTCCTTACACGTTGAGAACAACCCATCCTTCTTTATTGGATTAGCGAAGAACTTATCAAGTGGGAGCTTCTTTTTACAGGTTGCGCATTTACGATCCATATCAAAATATTTTAGCCTCCCCTGTTCCCTTACATGATACACACCCATTCCCCGAACAATGCTGGCACATTGGTGTATTTAGCCTGTCTTCCTCATCCCAGGCTTCTACATCTACGTTCTGCTGAAGCACCTCTATAATAAGCTCTAATGCCTCTTTCTCTGTTTTTAGCAGACGATTGCTGCTGATAGTTACCTCTAAGTAAGATAATGCGTCTGATAGGTTCATTTCAATATGTCTTTAAAAAGTTAACTTGATCTACCGCATCCACCCAGAAGGCGAGGATGCCTTTGTCGTTGATTTGATTTAGGCGGTGCTTTTGCAGAGGTGCAGGTTCTTCTCCCTTCCGCTTCACCTCTATAAACACCACCTTACCGTTCTTCATAGCCATCAGGTCAGGGATGCCGTTCGTGTTGGTTTGTATGAGCTTTACTACCATCCATCCCCACATTTCAAGCTTGACAATGATTTGACGTTGGATGTATGACTCTTTCATCTGATAAGAATTGTTTTTTCGAAGATGTTTACTTCAATCTCATCAATCTCCTTCTCATATCCGCTTGTCGAATGCAAATCGAACTGAGCGAACTGGATGTCCCATCCTGTCTTTTCAGAAGCATCAATCTGTATATCACCTATAATTTCACCATCAAGTAATTCTGATTCATGGTTATACATTAGCTTCATCGCTTCAACCTCCTCAAGGTACTCTTTCTGTACCCACCATGTAAAATCAAACTGAACACGAGTGGCTTTGAACTCTATGTCTGCAAGCCTATTGGCAAGAGCAGTCACCTCCATCTTCCACTCAAGCATCTTTGTCTTGGATACCTTGTAGTCAGGCCCTACCATGCCATCAATTCCTAAATAGTCAGCAAGTCCGCTAATGTAAACTTTAAATACTGGGGTTTTGAATTCTGCAATCATAATGTAATTGTTTAGATGACAATATTACAACGTATATATTACACTACCAAATTAAATTGCAAAATCTTTTTTAAAGTGGGATAAAGTGTAGTCTTTTTTATCCATGACAGCTTTATATATCTTATCCTCGATGCCTCCTTCCGCAAAAATCCAATATATCTGAGCGTCCTTTTCCCTGTCCTTTGTCTGTATCCTGGCACGAGATTGCCAGTAACTTGTAGCAGAGAAGTCAATGTTATAGAACACAAGAGCGTCTGCTGTAGATAGATTTATCCCTTCCCTACCTGATACGATTTGCGAAATGAATACACCAGACTCAGCCTCGTTGAACGCTTGCGGGTCATCATAAACGCTACCAAACACCCACCTCAGAGCATAGGCTTCTGCTACGAATTTGTAGAATACAGCTATCTTCTTGCCTTGGAAATAGTGCTTCATGAACTCAGCCTTGGTGTAGTCAAATGCCTTACCTTCCCGCTCTGGCTCATCTATCAGTACAGTTCCGCTGTAAATCTGATGGAGTTTATTCATCAGCTTGACTGCCGTGTCACCGAGGACGCTTTGCTGATCTCTATTGGTTACAATCTTATCAATCCGGAGTCTATTGGCAAACTTATAAGTAGACTCCTCCATTTTAACGTGTAAAATATTCTCCTGTACTAACTGCATAAAACCTGCCTCTTGTTGGGTGTATGTAAAAAAAAGATGCTCTGTGCAATTCTTAATCATCCCTTCATTTGCATCCGAGTAGTCGTTTATCGCCTTATTGAACACATATTTCTTCTTCATCCGCACATAGTCCTTCGCCCATTGGTAGAAGTTTTTGTATTCTGGGAAAGGCGAAAATGAAGATACATAGAACTGGTGGAATATTTGTGAATAAGACTCAGGAGTTGGCGTTCCTGATAGGTAAATAATTGGTAGTAGCGTACAAATACGCTTTAGCTCCTTCGTTCTTGTGGACATCCTTGGAAAAGCTCCAAGGCTATGAGCCTCGTCAATGATGACCAGGTCATAAATAGGTACAATCTTATGGAGCTGCTCATAATTGACAATATCCAACCTAAAATCATAGCCACATTGTACCGATTGCTCGTAAATGTCATTGATAGCCTTCTTTTTGGTGACGAACAGTATCTTTTTAGCACCATATTTCATGGCAGTAGCGAGTGCAGTCAAAGTCTTTCCAGTCCTAACCTCCATCGCAAGATATGCAATCTTCTTAGAACGAAGAAGATTAGCCGCTTTAGTGCTAATCTCCTCTTGGTAATCCCTTAATTCAATCATAATTTGTCGTATTTCTCTTCCTGTACCTTAATATCAAACTCCAATATCTGTAGCAAATTCTCATACAATAACTCTACCTGAGTTGTAGACAATGCCTTCACTACCTTCTCGATAGTCTCCTCAATGTCGTTCTTCAGATAATTGCTTCTCTTTAGTGCATTCTTAGCTGTGGTGAGGTGTAGTAGCCTGAGTTGTATTTCGGCTACCTTCTTGCGGTATTCCTGATCCATGTTTTTTATTTTATCCAGATATTGTCTTTGTGCTTTCTTTGCGCAGTCCTTACAATAAGTAGCGAGTCCGTCAGAAGTAGACTGGTTTTGGCTAAATTTATCCGATGACAAATCCTGCTTACATTTAGGACATCGCTTCAGAGGTTCAGCTTTTGGCAATGTGGGCATATTGAACTTTGTTTTACGATACAGGTGATGGTGTAGTATTTTCGGCAGCATTTACACTTTATCCAAAGTGTCTTGATTATGTTCTTCATCTGTAATTACTTTAATAGTTTCTCCTTTTAGTACCATTTCAGCCACCTCTTCTAAGGTCTGTCGTTGGTCAGGGTTGAGCAGAGCCACCTTCTCCATTATGGACATAAATGCAAATGGATCAGATTTCAGTTCAGCAATCATTGCATCCCTGACCTCCTGACGGAAGTGCGGATAGGTAGCCATATCTGATAGTATCCAATTTATCTTGCGTGAATACTCCCCGAACTTAACCGTACCTCTTTGGTGTGGCTCGTGGCTTCTAACAAAGTCATCCATAAACTCCTTGGCTATCTTTAGGTGATGGATGGCAGACATGATGGATGAGCCTGTCATAGCTGTTGTTTTAATTTCTCAACGTAAATAATGCTATCCATAAGCTCTTCCTGGAGATGGGTCAGCCAGTCATAGGTGCTTAGATCAGTCCTGTCCATCGTAACTCCATACTTATCCTTCCCCACCTCTGCCCTGCTCTTAAACTTCTGCATGACCGCAAATAGAATCCTGTCGTTGGATTGGTCGAATGTTATAAAGTCACTCATTTCTTATGCTTTAATTGGTAAGAAATCCTTTTAGGCTTGATGTCTTCGTTCATTGCATCCCATAGCTTCTTCGTTGCGAGGAACATATCATAGTCCTTCCAAACCTCATCTATCGGCTTGGTAACAAGCTGCCATCCGATACCTTGGATAGCTCCGTTCTTCCCTGTAGTGCGGGTCTTTGCGTTTAGCCACAGGATACCGACCTGATCATGCTTTACATTCGCTTCTTTGACCAATAGCTGAGAATATGCTGCCAACTGCAACCAGTACGAAGGATATATTGAGTTGGATGTCTTGATGTCTAAGAGTGTTTTAAGACCATAAATATCGCAGACCCTGTCAATTGTACCTGCATATCCAAGAGATTTAGATATGTAGTTTCCCTCTATTATCTCATGTGTTGGGTTATGGGTAGTAGAGAAGTCAACATACCTCTCAAACATTGACCACTCAAGCATTTTGTACTTTGGGCCGTCCTGACCAAGGAACGTCACCTCATGCCCTGCATCATAGTCCTCTGTCAGCTGATGCACTACTGACCCTCTGCGTCCTGCCTCGTCACGGATGGCATCGGCATCTGCGCCAACATCCTTGATCCATTTAAAATAGGCAGCGTCCTTTGGGTATGCCTCTAAGATTGTAGTAACTGATGGCACATAGCCGCCATCCTCTGTCAGGTAAAACCTGCTGTCGAGGAACTCAATTCGTCCCTTGTTGTTGTCGATGATAAAGTTATTCATGTGTAGTTGGTTTTAAAATTTGCAACTTCTGGATAGTTGCCACCCACCTGCTAACCTTATCCCTTATGATTTCAGAACGCAGCGGGAAGGATAATCAGATTAGCTATGTCTAACCCAGGCGTGGTGCTAAGCCTCAAGGGTTTACTCTCCCGATAATTACTTAAAAAGGGGTGTCCATATCATCGTCAGGTGTACTTACAGCCTTTGATGACGGCTTACCCCCTAACTGTGGTAGGATATTGTGGTTTACATAGTCGAGGAGATAGTCGAGTCGGTCGCTATCATCCCAGGTATCTTTGCCTTTGACCTTTATCTTTTTGAGGTCAGGCAGGTCTTTCGGATTGTCTCTTGTCCAGAAGTGCTTCAGACCTTTGCCGTTCTGATTGATAAAGATGACAGATGACTTCTTATCGCCCTCTTCAGTATATTTAGGTACGATTGTCATGTCCTGCGACAAGTCGGCATTTGGAAGGGTTTTGAGGAAACTGATGGCATAACCACCGGAGTAATTCAGATCAATAAAGTAATTGGTCTGACCATCATTGAAGGTGAGCGTCCAAAACTTACCGAAGTCGGAGTCCTTTACTTTGATGTCCTGCAACCTGGCTGTGAGCGAGTCATAAAACTCCTCATGGACAGTCTTGCCATTCTTGTTAACACGAACTACTGACTTCTCAGTAGGATTACTGAACTGACGTACTAACTTACCCTTACTAACCTGCAAGAACACACCTGCTGACTGATTGTTGTTAAGTCCCATTTTACTTTGTTTTTGTATTTTCTGGCCCAAAAAGAAGTTCGTATCTACTGATATAAGGCGGCACATAGTCAGCACCCTTGCGGAAGTTCTCAAGAGCCTCTACTATCTTAACATAGCTTGTCACCATAATTTTGCCGTCTCTTTCAGCTCTGTAGATGAGCTGTGCAGTTACACCTGCGATGAACGCAAGCTTCTCACGAGAGAGGCCTTTTTCGACCCTCTTCGCTCTAAGTCTTTTACCGATTAAAATATCAACCATATCATTTAAGTTTAGACAAATGTATAAACTTATATTTATATGACCAAATATTTATGTTAGTATTTTTAAAAAAAACCCCCGCGTAGAAACACAGGGGGAATGATCAGAACCAACTTCAAATGCATGAAATAACTAAAGCCTTATATATTTATAACCACCATCGTAAATAATACTTTTCCTGTTCCAAAGTTGCTGCATCTCAACAATGCTTCTGCCTAATGTCTTCTGAAAGTGTGGTGCATCGAAGAATTTCCAATCTCCTCCCCACTCCCATCCATGACGCTTAAATACGTCCACTACCTCCATCCAATCGCTCCTGCCGTCCTTATCATAGTCGGTCTTTATATCCCAGACAGGCTTCTTGTCTACAAGCAGAACGATGTCTACTGCCATGCCGTAGTTATGCCAAGACTGACCTCCTTTTGCCCTTGTTACAATCGCTCCTGGCTTTGTTCTGCCTTGAGCGTACAACTCATTCTGCTCCTCAAATGTCCTGAGTGTATGCGTAAATCTGCACTCAGCTCTGCCTTTTAGTGCCTCGCAAATCTCTTTATATATATCGCCCAATTCACTCCTTAAATTAGGGTGGATGAGCTTAATTCTGTCAAGTGTTACTTTATCCATTTATTTTAGTTTAAATAGTAGCAGGAAAAACGCAACTGCCCCACCTATCGCATAGAAGAACATCTTCTTCCAGGATTTATTCTCTTTGTTCTTCTCCCTCTCTATAGACAACTCCTTCCGTAGAACCGCTGCCATTGATGAGTCGACTACTGTCTGCCTGATGGTATCACTAATCGTTCTCGTCTTGGTAATGGTGTGAAATTTTGTTTCCCATAGATACGCTGTGTCGTTTATCCTTAACGTATCTGTATAAACTTCTACTAATGTATCTACTGTCTCTATTGTATCTGTGATGTAAACAAAAGAGGTATCGCATTTGCAATACCCCCTTTTGATGACTGTGTCCTTAACGATTGAGAACTTATTTGGGTCAGTAAGTACCTTCTTGACCGGATTGCAGGATGCGAAGAATAGAACGAGTAGTATCAAACCACCGAACGCAAGCAAAAGCTCAACCTCTTCTGATAGCTTAAATTGCTTCTTCCTCATCCTTAACGAATTTAACTCCTTTGACAAATCCATTCAAATATGTATGCTCTTCTAATCCTTCTGGATTGACCACCTCAATTATCTTATAGTCAAACTCCTTCTCAAGCAGTACCTTAATATCAGCATTCAGCTTCTTCATGGCATCCTTAGTGAAAGAGTATTCACCCTTTTCATTCATAATCACATTTCCTTTCTCATCAGTAGAGGCATGATCAAGTTTCAAATCACCTAAAGCCTCAGAGTATTCCTCATAATAGGCTTTTAGTTTAGAGTGAATCTTCACGAGTTTCTTCTGCACTTTGGTCTCTTGGCTTCCAACATTCGCAGCCAAAAGCTGCATAGTTTCAATTAGGTTTCTGTAGTTCATAATTTAGAATTTATACAAATTTAAACAATTCTATAGGTAAAATGAAAGGAATAATTCACCGCTGTGTCTACAAGTGGGATAACCTCAAATTCGCCAAAGTTGGTGGCATACCCTGAAAGTGATGCTGCCGCACCTCCACCTTGCTGAACACCAGTTCCATTTAACCTATTAACTACAGATGTATCAGAGTTGATAGGCAAAGTAAACGAAAGAGATGTAGCTGTATTGTCTGTGACTGCATCAATAGTCACCCATCCTGATACTGTGACTGTGTCTCCTACCCTCATATATTGGCAACTAAAAGCAGTTACACTACCCACATTTGCCAACCCTGACCAGGTAGGTGTATAAGTTCCTGACGCAGTTGTCCCTGCGGATGCCACAGTTATCACATCCCCTGCACTTGTAACCGCAAGAGCAGCTACTGCCGTTCCTGTAAATGCTGTTGATGATGTATAAGAAGGTAGAGCAAGTTGCCCTGTTCTACGAAGAGCCATCTGAACCCCTGATGTACTACCCGCAGGATAGAACTGCAAGAATCCATTAGAACCGCTACCGCTCGTACCTGATATGGTAGGAATATTTGCCCCATAAGAACCACCCCAAGTTATGTATTTTGTAGTAGGTAACTGCAAATCACCTTGAAGTATCTGTAAAGTTCCTGCGTTAGTCATCTTTAATACCTCAAGCATACTAACTGAAGAACCTACCGCAACAGTCTGTGCTGCCCCTGTGTAAAATGAGATATCCCCTCCTACAACAATAGCTGAACGAGTCCAATTAGATAAAGCGGTAGCTGATAAGAAAGCTGTTGAAGACGAAGTTGATGGAGTAACACTATACCCAAGCATTAAATTACCACCGCTGAACATTGTGCCTATATTAGACAGATGTCCATTAGTGTAATTGTCCTGCATCATTATTGTTCCATTCGGTGTAGATATATCTCCTGCATAAAGAATACCTCTTATGTTTGTATTGCCGTTGACATCTAACTTGTATGCTGGCGTAACCCCTATACCTACATTTGTACCATTGTCTATGATTTGGCTATCTATCAAGTTTGTCGATGAAGTCCATTTTGCTACCCTATCTGCAACACCATTGCCAGTTATTAAGGATGCCGTAAAGAACTCATAAGCAGTATTTCCTGCGTTTCTTCGCAAAAGTTGTCCTGCTGTACCACTTACAGCCGTAACAGCTGATGTTCCATTACCGATAAGAACGCCTGTGAGAGTCGATGCTCCTGTACCACCCCTACCTACTGCTAACTGCCCACTCCAACCGAGAGTAAGACTTACAGGCTGTAACAATGCTGACGCAGGAGTACCTCCGAGGCTTAGAGTGACATTTGTATCATCAGTTTTAGTTAGTTCTGATCCTGCAATATCACCACCCTGTAGAGTCCTAAACTCATAGGCAGTATTGGCGGTGTTCCTGCGTAGGAACTGCCCTGCTGTGCCCGCAACCGCAGTCATGTTTGAGGTAGCATTGCCTATTACAACTCCTGTGAGCGTTCCAACACCTGTGCCACCTCTTGCTACCGCTAATTGCCCTGTCCAACCTGTTGTAAGGGTTAGCGTTCTTAACAAGGCATTTGTGGTATTGCCTGATGCAGTTATGAGGATATTGGTATCGTTGGAAGTACTTATTGCTGCCCCAGTCACATCAGTCCCTGCGATGTTCGCCCAAGACATTGTTGTGCCATTGGTAGTGAGAAATCGCCCTGCGTTGCCTGTCATTAGCGGAGGGATACCGTAGCCTGTTGTAAAGGCTATTGCTAACGTTCCGCTTGATGTAATAGGTGAGCCTGTGACAGTAAAGCCTGTAGGAGCGGTTAAAGCTACTGATGTAACTGTACCACTCCCTGGGCCATCTTCCGGAGTGAACTGATTAAAATTTCGACCTACTTCTTTTACGAATCTTGCCATTATTATGCAGGAATCAAAGTGATGTTAAGTTGTTGTGCTGCCCAATCAATTACCCAAGTATTCGCATCGGGCTCTGTACTCCAATCTTGGTAGTCTTGACCTTCACAAGCAAGTGCGCCACTTTGGATAACGTTGCCTGCGTAGTCGTTGCCTTCTGCATCTTGAGCGTTCTCTCTTAACGACCATTGTAGATTCGCAGCGTTGTCTAAATTGTCAAAAGAAGAGTAGATTTCAAACCATTCTGCTGTCTTCGGTGAGCCTGCTACATAAGAAATTGTGATAGGCTGGATTTTGTTTATCCTCATATAATCGTGATGTTCAACAGATTAGCTGCCCAATTGTAAGCCCAATTATTTATATCAGACCCACCTTGATTACCCCAATCGGTGTAATCAGTGCCTGACATAGTTAGGTTACCTTGAGAGAGTGCCTGACCTGCTACATCATTACCATCAGCATCCTGCGTTTTGGCGAATAGCTGCCAATAAAACTGGGCTTGGTCTTCAAGGTTATCGTCTATTGATTTCATTGCGAAATACTCTGCGTCAACGTTAATGCCGTTGAACCATACTGGGAAAGGGGTTATTTGTTTCATATTATACTATTTTAATTGTTCCTGCATCGTTCCAAATTGCTCCTGTTGGCAATCCTGCCGATGATGTTGGCAAATTGCCGAATACTATATTACCTCTTGCCGTTTCTATTGCTCTAAAGTCAGCAGCGGAAGTCAGTGTAGGGTTAACGTACAAACCACGAGTGATTCCGTTTGCACCGCCAGTTTGGTTGATTAATGGTTCGCTTCTGATTTCGGTAAATGTCGCAGTTCCGCTTGTTGGCTGAAATCTGCCTTTAGTAATTACATTGTTTTGATTACCCGAAGTTTGTGCTTGTGTAGCACCACCTAAACTTATGCTTCCAGATAACGGGTAAATAGATAAGTTTGTTCCGTTTATATCAATTGTATCGTAAACAGAGGAATATGTAAATGCCCATATTGGATTGCCGCTATTCCCAAATAAAATATTTCCATCATTTCTTACTCTAATAGAATTTTGATTACTACTATTTTGAACTGTCAATGCCCTTGTCCCACTTGTCGCACCACTGCCTTTAATAAACACATCACCCGTCACCTGAAGGCGTTCGCCTGAGTCGGTGGTTGAGCCTAACGATAGATTACCTGTTGCGTGTAGTGATAATTGTGGCGATGTTACATTATTATATCCTGCTACATAAATTTGAAATTTGCTTGTACCTCCACTTGCAACCGTAGAATCAGTCCCTATGATAAAATCCTTACTTGATTCAAATAATACTTTATTTGCTAACCCAGTGCCTGTACCCCATATTGATAAATTACCTTGATTACCTGAATTGTTAATTAATGTAATTTGAGACCTCGCTATATTGCCAGTATTAGAATTAGTAACTCTAATTCCATTTGCAGAATTTATATTTGTGCTTACAGTCAATGGTTCACTCGGCGCATTAGTCCCAATCCCAAGCCTTGAGTTTGTCGCATCCCAAAACATCCCCGTTGAAGATGAGAAGGTTACGTTGCCGTTGAGTAAGGTTGTTCCTTGGACTTGGAGGCGTTGACCGCCATCGGTATATGCGCCACCATCTTGTATTGTAACATTTCCGTTATTCCATATCCTCAATTTTCTTGTCCCAGTAGTTGCAACAGCTGCATTATAAAAGTCTATTGCACCACCTTGGTAATTCCATAACTCAAATGTGTCTGGAGTTCTATCATTAGTGATGCCAAAAAATACACCCTTGCTTGTACCACCATTATTTAATATCTCTATCCAAGATGCTGAAGCGTTGTTTTGAACAGATAAACCATAAGTGTTTGAGCCTATATCTCCAACTATTCCACTTGTTCCTGAAACCCTTAATCTGTTTCTTACATCTAAACCAACCGCAGGCGCATTAGTCCCAATTCCCAATCTACTATTCGCAGCATCCCAAAACAGATTATTCGACCCACTCTGACTACTCGCCCCAGTCCAATACGCCACCTGCCCACTCGCACCGCTGCCCGAAATACCTGCTGAAATAGTCCATGTCCTATCTGCTGAAAGGTCGTAGGTTACGCCATTTATTGTGATATTGCGAGTAGTTGGTACAGGAGTGTAGCCGAGAGCGGTGCTTATAGTTTTATTCTCCCAAAGTGAATTGCTACTATTGTAAAATAGTCCTTGATTATTGGCAGGGGTTACGATACTGACATTATGCAGTTCGTCAAGTTCCCACCCGTTCATAACCTTCACATAAATTTTGCCGTTGTTCGCATGAGCATACTCAACGTACCCAATTATTACAAGATGCCCTGTTGCGCCTGTGGGTTTCACGTTTGTTATCGCCCCTGCCGTTGTTGGAGACAAATAAAGCACATCACCATCTACCCAAGTTTCGCCTTGTAAGCTACCTGTGGTATTAATTCCTTCTAACTGACCCACAGTCATTATAAATCCTTCTTGATTTGGGTCAATGTTCTCTGTAACAAGTCCAATAGTATCTGCGCTCCCTGCGTCATTATTCGCTTGAGCCAACTCAATAGCTAACCTCTGACCTTGCGCGCCACTTACACGAACCGCTTGATAGGCTGCTTTCGTTAAAGTAGTGTTTGGTGAAACCTTATTGACTACCCTTGCAACTAAATCAACGCCATTCTTTATAATAACGTTACCACCTTTCAAAGTAGTCTCGCTTGTGCCAGTAGTATCGTTCCACCTTATCGTACCCACCGCAGCCGTACCTGTCGGTGAAGTATCAAGCGTAACTTGCCCTGCTTTTAGTTCGTATTCTCCTAAGTTGACGTTAGTCGTTGCGCCTGTGTATGGTACTTTTAAGTTTAGTGCGTTCTGAAGATCAGTCTGAT